TTAAATCACGATTTTTATCCAATCTTTCCCTCGATCATCATGGTATTTATCCGTTTGAATTTGGTTTTTATGACCTAGTAAATCTTTAGTGTTTATACCTTGTGCTCGATATAACCTTTCAGATAAAGAGCGCTGTTCATGAAATGTTGCAGGCGTTCCTTCTCCCCAATCGATATCCGTTTTATTTCTCGCCTTTTTAAAGTTAGTCGTTAGCGTATTTGCAGTAACTTGATCACCACGTTTAGATTGTGAAGTGGTATGAAAATAATGAATAAGATAAGGGCTAATAACGCGATCACGACAACGAGCAACAACTTCACGTAATGACATATTTAATTGTTCAGAACGTAGTGATAATGGAATAGCTAATTTGGTGCCAGTTTTTTCTTGGATAATATGTAAATGATCATCCCAAATATCACTAAACTTCATTGCCGAGATATCACCTAATCGTTGGCCTGTAATAAGTGCAAGCAACATGGCATTGCCCATATAACGATGTTGTTTGTCAGCAATCTCAAATATCTTTTTCCATTCATCAAAATTAAGGCGTTGGCGAGTTACTTTTCGTTTCGGTTGTTTAGTGGCGAGGGCAGGGTTATAACCAGGAGGAACTTCACCTGCATGTTGTGCTTCTTTAAATACATCAATTAAAACAGAACGAATAACTTGTGCCATTCTGTGCTGGCCATTAGATTTATATTCATCAAGGATCCCAGCAATATCTCTGGCATCAACTGCGGGTAATGGTTTCATGGATAAGGCTTGCCTCATTAAATCGACTGGCTTCCTTTTTTGTTTATAGGTATTTGGCTTTATATCACCTTCTTTTAAACGCTCTTCTTGAATAGCCCAGTATTTATCTAACCAAGTATTAACCGTGATTTCTTTACCTTTAATTTTTGCCACTCGATCACTAATAGCCATAACTTGTCGGCTTCGTTGTTCTGCTAATCTTGTATTAGCTTCAATGGCTATTGCTTTCGCCTCGGCTTCATTGTCACCGAGGGCATGATATTTACCTGTTACAGGATGGCGATAACGCCAATAAACCTTGCTGGATTTACGACTAAGTAATGGGTAAAGATTAGGAATATTGACGTTATTTTTACGAGGTCTGGCAGCCATCTTTGAGGATCCTCTGTAAAATAAGGTTATCGTTGTTATTGATAACCGGTGATGTCAAATTACCGACAAGGTCGGCATCTTCTCTCACGCGCCAAATGCCACCTTCTTTCCTTGCTGGTGGGTAGAACAGGCCACCACGAGCATATCGTTGTAGCGTTCCTAACTTTGGTGGACGACTTTTATATCTTTCTTGCGCCCACTCCTCTAAAGTCAACATTTGCATATTTTTCTCTCCACACTGTCCGTACACAGTTTAAATAGATATTAGTCAATGCTGGTGGTTATTAGCCCTTTTTCTCTTTATAAAGTTCATTAAAACGGCGTAAGAATAGGGATTTTGCTTGTCGAGGGGTTAGCGGGGTGACAGCAAAATCGCTAGCTGGAATACCTTCAAGCATTAACCAGTTACTACCTGCATCAATGTCTAAATCACGCTTTTCTGTGGCTAACATCACTAGGTCTGCAAAATGGACTTCATCAGATATATTTTCAGGTAACCCAAACTTTTTGCGGATCATTTTTTCCACACGCAATTCAATTAATTTATATTCAGGCAATAACTTTTTAAGTGGTGACGGTAGGTCTTTGACATAAGCTTCACTGGCATCATGAAGTAGGGCCTCTAAAGCAAATTCAGGTGCAACTAAATAACTTGCATATACAGAATGCTGAGCAACAGAATAGAAATTATCAATCTGTCCATTAAAGCGACACTCATTAGCTAAACCTGTCGCAATATCTTGAATGTCTATATCTTCGATCCGTACATCTAGGTAATAGAAATGTTTATTTGTTGCTGTTGCAATATAAGACATTATTCTCTCCACACAATTTACAAATGCCACCAAGTTAGTGGCATTTGTGCGATTAATTACGCTGAAAATTTACCAATGAATGTTTCGATTTTGCTTTCATTGAATTCATTGCAAAGCATATCTCGAAACTCTTGAGCGATTTGTTCTTCAAGTTTTTCAAGTTGAATGATTCGAAGAACTAAAACGGGAATATCATCACCAGTGAGTACGCTATAACGTAATTTAATGCTACGTTCTTTTAATTCGTCATAAGGAGTACAAGTAAACTGGAATGTAGCAGGCATAATGTCTTTGCTTCTTGCTTCAACATTTTCTAACACTGAGCGTTTAGCACTAAAATCAGCATTTTCATGTTCAGCAGAGCGTGTTGATTCAATCGTAATACGACGAACAGCAGAAATAGCTTGTTTGATATCTAAAACATTACCGTCAGCATCAAATGCCATTAAATAATCGTGCCAATCTTCTAACCACTCGGCTAATTGTTTTTGACGATATTTAACACCATCCATTTTTAATAATGCTGTGAATGGGGCGGTTTGTTTTAATTTCACAATAGCAGTGTTATCAGCATGACCTGCTTTACCTATTGTGCCGAGATTAAAAATAGTTTCGGCACTCATTTCATCGGCATCAATAAAGCAGCTAACACCTTCATCAATTGCATTCTTGATTGAGTATTTAACAAAGTCGCTGATACTGGTTGTTTTCATTTCCCCGCGAAAACGGAAACGACCTTCTTGTAAATTTTCTAAACTACTTACTTTAAAGTCATTCGGAAGCACAATCGCTGGACAAAGAGATTTTTCTATTGCTTCGAGGCTTAATGAAGCCACGGTCATATCTTGAATTTGCGAAATAGCATTACCGTCTAATTGAGACATGAGTAGACTCCTACTTATTTAAAAGTATTAAATTAAATGGATAGGTTTAATTAAAAATAAGAAAACTAATTAATGGCTTTTAATTTACCATCGGGCTGACCTTGTAAAGAAAATAATTGACCTTGATCTTCTTGCATAATGGTCAACTTGCCGCCTTTACCCACGTACATAGGTGTTTTGGTGGTATCTTCCTCAGTCCGTTTTCCTCTAGGTGTTGGTGCAGAGAATTTAAGCTTATGAGTTATTTCAACTCGTTTTTCTTCCATTGAATTACTAAGGCGAGCAAAATCTAATTCAATAGTGACTTTGCCTTTTCCACCATTATTTAAAACGCCTAAAGCCACATCATTTAAAACAGCAGAGACTTTATTTTCAAAAACGCCAGCATCTAATTCAGAAAGAAAGTCAGGGACATTTGTCTTACGATCTTCTTGGCTCATTTCTATAACCTCATGTTATCTCTTCACACAATAAGAAAGGGCACTAGCGAGTTGATACAACCCGGATAAGACATTTCACAAGTAATATTAGTACCCTTACTTATTGTTAGAGTCATAATCAAAAAGAGTGGACCACCTGTGGTTGCATCAGCCCGATTGGGATTCGGATTTCTAGCTGACTGCGGGTTACTTTTTTTCACGCCCACGCTCTTTGGTTATAAAACTAACTTTATAAAAATGGCTGACTGAGCAGAACATTATCACCACAACCCCTTTTAATGGTAAAAGACTCAGTCAGCCATTGTTTCTCTTCACGCGTTCTCTTCACACATAAAAATCATTTACTTTGTATCTGAATAGCGCTTTTACTGATGTACTCTGCTATTTCGGCATCTAGCTTTTTTACATCGCTCATTAGTCTTTCTCGCTTACCGTGTAAAACAGGGAGATAATCTATGCACTGCAACTTGCCCCTCATCCACTTTGCGATATCTTCGTTAGTGAAACCATCTGGCGCTATGATTTTTGGTTCAGTTGTCATGATATCTCCCGTAATTCAATTCATTTTTCATCAACGGTTGTTATCTTATAGATTTAGTATATGCATAACACGCAAATGCGTCAAGCGCATATATTATTTTTATCAAAATAGAACGGACGGGTTTTATCCGTTTGACTTTTATTTATGTCTTTAAAAATCTCAGATTGGAATGCAGATCACTTCTTTGGAGGGGAGGGAGCATAAAAAAAGCCCTCGCGGGGAGGGCTCGTGGGGTGTTCTGATTATTGCATTACTCAACAATTGGCATATATGCTACGTTGCTTTTAATTGCGTTTAATGTGCTATCGCTTGCCTCTCCAGTTAGCTTGCATAGTAATTTGTAGTTTGTAGGAGCATCCTCACTCAATTGTTCTACAGTTACTTTAATTGTCCCTAACGGATCGTTTAGCATCAGTGAGATATCTTTATTCAGAAATCTAGGGCAGTAACCAATTAGCTCCATTGGATTCATAGCTGACACCGCGATTGCGTAGTTATCATGTTCATTTTGTGGATCTGGCAATAGCCTTAATTCATCACCTTTCCTTAAGGAATTAACTCGGTTTTCTGCTGACTCACTAAAATGTTTGAGTCCATGAACAAAAAAATAAACCTCTACCTTCCCATTTTCATTTGGATCGATTTTTTTAAACACTTGCAGTTGGTCTGTCGCCCTAATCCCGCCACTTCTTGCCAAAACCTCCATTGGTGAGGCATTGTCATTATTCAATCCTAACCACTTAATGAAAAATGGATATTCTGGCCTTCTGCTGGATAGCAATCTATTCTTAAATAAAGGAAAAAGCTCTTCTGAAATATAAATCTTATCTAGCTCTAGCATTCCACTAAAGGGGTTGAAGTTTTTAGCTTCATAGACTCCCTTAGTATAATTAAAAGCATACCCTGATTGATGTTCTTGTAGTCTTCCTACAACATGCCACCCTCTAGATTCAGGGCATTGCCACGCAACATATACAGAGTTACTCATGTTCATCTCCTAAGAAAAACTGCTTCAACAGCCTTTTTCTATTTTCTTTTACCATCTCAAATGCAAATTTTCTAGAAACTTCAGAAATGCATTTTTCATCTAATCTAGCAAAAATATCTTTTAGGCATTCATCATTTAGGTCATGTAGCTTTGATATCCAAAAGTTCATTACCTCTTTTCGTGTTTTTACTGCCTCTTCGAATGCTTCAATGGTAAGTAATCTTTTAGTATCTTTTTGTGTTCTAAATAACTCAGACCTCGCCTTGGTTACAAATTTAGATATAGAACGGTTTATATCTTTAGTATTAAGTCGTTCATTTTTTTCTCTATCTGTCATTTCTCTTCCTAGGCTAGCTGCATGATCGTATGTTGGGCAAAGGTATCTTTTACCCGACTGGTCATCTTGCATAATTGCCCAGTTTTCATGGTGCCTATCTTGATTACTAATTAACACATCAAGCATCAAATAACCACAGAAAACATCACCAGAAGTTAACCCTGAAATGTCATAATTATGAAATATAGGTGGTAATATCTTGTTTTCCAAACAAGATAATACTCTAGTAACTGTATGTTCTCTTACCCTAACTTGCTTTTCAACATCAGATACTGGTTTTGGGTATCCGGGGGTATGATTATGAAGAACTTCGTTACCCATAACCATTCTGAAATTATGAGGAATAAAATTTGGTGATATCACCCCCCATCTATCTCCACACAACCCTATATCGTATGTAGCATGCGGAATTCCAAGTACTTTACAGATCTCTTCCGCGCACTTTTCAGACCAATGCTCACCAGTGACGCTTTTTGTGTACTTAAATAAGTATTTGTTATTTTTATAAGTAAACCAAAATTTCTCTTTTGTACCTAATTGTTCTAATGAGTCTGGAGATGTATTTATTTTAATAATTGCAAATTTATCCATATTAAAACGATTCCTATTAATCATTAGAATTTTTAGGTTAATACTACCCACACCCTAAAACGTGTCGTCAGGCCATTGTGACTAGTCAATCAATGGTGGAACAAGGGTTAGTTTTGTTTCACTTTCGCATTTATCAATATATTTTGTAGGCTTAACGATAGCTGATACATAATGCATAGTATCAACTTGGCCTGGAGATAAAGTTATTGGCTTATGTGAGTTATTGATGCTGGTAAACTGGTAGTCACCATCTCTTGTCTTGTTGAAGATCTTAATCATATTGTGTCCTTCAACGGTGCGAACAAATACTTCATCACCAGATCTGACATTGGTGTTTGGTTCAACGACAACAAATTCACCAGATTGAATGCGTGGCCACATACTGTCGCCTTTAACTTTTAGGCCGTATGCATCAGCATCGTCACTATATATTTTTAGCCAGCCGTTGTGGTCCTCAATCATATCAACAGCGCCATCAACACCCAAGAACGCCTCACCTCGAACTTGAACTAAACCAGAAGGTATCTTACCAATCAGTTCTATTCTATCTGGCTCTGGTGAATTTTCAGTAAATAAATCAGCAACAGATACGCCTAGTGCTTCAGCTATCTTTACTAAAGTGTTTTCTGTGTAGCCTTGTATATTTCTTTCAAGGCGAGAAATGTTACCCACATCGCTATTAATAGCGGTGGCCAGCTGAAGGATTGTTAATCCTTTTTTCTTTCTTAGTTCTCTAATTCTTGTTCCTATTTTCATTCCTCAATTCAACTTTATTTATGCGTACAACACAAAGCGTGTTGCGCATATTTGATTCTATGATAATATGCGTATAACGCATTCAAGGGGGGCTATATGCAAACACCATTAAGGAAAATTCGGGTAGAGCTAAACCTAACAATTTCAGAAGTGGCTAATGCCATTAATTGTGATGTAGGAAATCTTTCACGATTAGAAAGAGGTATTCAAACAGCTTCTTTGGAACTGGCTGAAAAATTAACAGCTTTTTATCGAGGAAAAATAACTGAGTTAGAGATCTTATACCCACATCGTTATCAGCAACAAAATAGCAAAACAGTTTAAAGCAGTTAACTACAAGAATCTATCAATGGTGGTAGGAAATGAGTTGTCAATCAATAAAACAGGTAGTGAAAGCGATGTGTGAGGCGACAGCTGGTGGACGTGAAGCAATGGCTGGTGCGCTCGGTCTGTCTTTAACATCATTCAATAACAAGCTTTATGAGAAAAACGGTTGTCGTTCATTTGATTTAAATGAGTTGTTAGCGATGCAAGATATTTCTAAAACCGTTTTGTTTGCTGAGTTTGTTGCTCGTGAATCCAATCGCTTGTTAGTGGATAGAGTCAATCCAGCTGAACTAGACACAACCGAGTTATTCACATTACGCAGCAATGTTGATGAAATGCAAGGGCATTTAGCGTTACTGATGAAAAATAGTTTGGCTGATGGTGTTATTGATAACGAAGAAGAGCAGAAAATAAAAATGATGCTGGATGGATTAATTTCGCAGATCCGCACATTTATGAATGCGTTTGTTTCGTTGCATCAAAAGAGAAATTAAAGATGGCTATATCCAGAAAGGGTGAAGCCAAAGGTGTACGGCCTCTGGCTTCGGTTTGCCAAATTTCAATTGTGTGAAGAGAAATTAGCATGAGTAGATTAGCGCATTTAGTACCTAAAAAGCAATTCCGGTGTTTACCTGTCTCAGGTCGTCAGTCATTTCGCTATGTAGAAATCATAGTCTCTGACAAACAACCAGACAACTACAAGAAACCTGCATGTTTGGTAGATAGGCAGGCTCTTAAAAAGGCGTGGACTGATTTTTATTTTTCAAGTGGAGGGCGGGGCAATGAGCAATGAGAACCCAAACCAACTTAATCGCTACTACAAAAATCACCGAGGTGTTGTTGTTCGTTATGACAGAGAAAAACAGCGCGTTATTTTTATGCTTGATGGTTGTGACGACCCACAGTGTGAACCTGTACAGCGTTTTAAAGAGAAGTACACAGGTATTAAGTAATGAGGTGGCAAGATGAGTTTATTATTACTAAAAAGTCGCCCTTTAGTCGTTATTCCTGAGTTAGCGGTACGTCTTGGTTTAAATGAGGCGATGCTGTTACAGCAAATTCAATATTGGTTAACTGAAACTACTTCAGGTGTTGAATATGACGGCTCACGCTGGATTTATAACACCGTTGAGGAGTGGAAGGAGCAATTTCCTTTTTTCTCTGAATCAACGATTAAACGCGCTTTTGCTAATTTGAAAAAGCAGGGTGTTTTACGCATCGAGCAAATTAATAAATCGAACCATGACCGCACTAATTATTATGCGATTAATTACGATCACCACTTGCTAACCGATGAGGTCAATATGACCCAATCGAACAGTGATAATTCATCTAATCGAATAGTTCAAAATGACCTTATCGATAAGCGCAAATTGAAACCGTCAAACAGTTCAAAATGCGCTGTTCTGAACAGGTCAAAATGGCCTGATCTTACAGAGAATACAACAGAGATTACTTCAGAGAGTACAACAGAAACAGATCATTCGTCGCAGAATTCTGACGAATCCAGCGACCAGCCGAAAAATGATTTTTTAACTCGTTATCCTGAAGCAGTGATTTACAGCGCTAACTTCCAAAAATGGGGCGATGAAGGTGATTTAAAAACGGCGAAATGGATGTTTGGTCGTGTTAAAAAACTAAATCCATCTGCGCTAGAGCCTACTTGGTATGACTGGGCGAACGATATTCGTTTGATGCGTCAAATCGATGGGCGTACCCATGAGCAAATTTGTGCCTTGTTCGATTGGGCCAACAAAGACTCATTCTGGTACCAAAACATTTTAAGTCCTCGTAAGTTACGTAAACACTTTGATGAACTATTCGTTCGTAGTCAAAAGCCAAAGGATGAGCTAAAGGTTCAAGTTGACACCGTTGAACGTGATAGTGCCTTTTCCCGCTTGATTGGCTCTCGGTCTAAACCTAAAAACCGCATTGAAGAAATTGCACTTGAGCTAGCAGGTAAAACAGGCATTCGTCGTATGAGTGAGTTTTCAGGTCGCCAAGCATGGAACAGCATTTGGAAGCAAGCGATAGAAATGTTACAGGAGACTCAGTAATGCTAACTAAATACATTTTGTTCGTTGGTTTTTGGTTTGTAGTGACATTATTGATTGGGTTATGGGGTACTTATGCCTGAGTTGATGTTAATGGATATTGTGAAGGAGAGAATAATCTGCCCATTTAATCACGTGATGTACGGTCACGAGTAAAACGTGGAGAGAAATAGCATGATGCAAAAAATAATGGAAGTTTCAGTATTACCCATAATGAATCGTGAATTAACTATGTCGAGTCGAGAGATTGCCAGTTTAACGGGAAGTAATCATTCCGATGTTAAGCGTTCTGCCGATAGGCTTTTTGTTGCTCAAATTTTAACCCAGCCATTGGCTGAGTTCCCTTTTGAACATAACGGCAATCAATATACTGAATATCGTTTTAATAAAAGAGACTCTCTGGTGTTGGTAGCTCGATTGTCACCTCAGTTCACAGCAAAAATAGTTGATCGCTGGCAGGAATTAGAATCAAAAATGCAGCCAGTCATTCCTCAAACATTACCAGAAGCATTGCGATTAGCAGCAGACTTAGCAGAAGAAAAACAAAAATTGGAAAGTGAACTGGCGATTGCGACACCTAAGGCTCAGTTTGTTGATAATTATGTTTTATCCCATGGTTCTATGACATTTCGACAAGTGTGTAAATTACTGCAGGCGAAAGAAACCGATTTTCGTTGTTTTTTAATTGATAAGAAAATTATGTATCGCTTGAATAATACGTTTACGCCTTATCAAACTCATGTCGATCTTGGTCGCTTTGAGATAAAAACGGGAACGAACAAAAAAAATAACCACGCTTTTGCACAATCAAGGTTTACTACTAAAGGTGTGAAGTGGATTGCAGGGTTATGGGCTGAATATAAAGTTGAGGATGAGATTTAATGAAACTACTCTTAACGCCCTATATTCAGTCTGACCTTGGCGTTGTTTTATTGAAGCCTGGAGCGGAGTTGCTTAAGCAATTTAAACCACATTCGCGCGTGATTATTAGCGATGTACCAAAAAGTTTAGATAAATGGCCTTCTGGGGCATTAACAGGAAATGAACAGCCATTATTGGATAACAAGGGCATTGTTGATTTTTTGAATAATAAAAAAGTTCTCCAAGCTATGGGAGGATTGTCATCGATGAATATGTGGATAGGCAGAAATATCCATTGTTGTCAGATTAACGATAAGCATGACAGTTATCATCATCATGAATTAACAACCACATGGCATAAAGACGGTGTGATACGGACTTGTTGGTACCATGATAATCATATTCGCCATTCATCAGCTGAATGGGTTGCTGAATTGGCTCATAAAAATCGTATTGCTTGGATGGTAGATACTATTCGTAGTCGTTTGAGATTAGATGATAGCCATTCGCTGACGATACCTGATTTTTTTGCTTTTGCCGTGATGCATAAACTGGTTGATAAATTACCTGATGCTATATTGCGCCGTATCTTAAATTGGCCTGATAAAACTAAAGATCGTAGAGTGCATGGCGGTTTTCCTGAAGCTGATATTGTTCCAAATGAAGTGACAGCACTATCAGCAATGAATGCGCGTTTAGATGCTATAAAACCCGTTATTAATGTGACTGTCGATCCTGAACCTCCAGCCTCATTTCTTCTTAAACCTAAAATGTGCCGTTGGGAGAATACCCAATGGCTTCAATGGGTAAAAACACAGCCATGTTGTGTTTGCGGACAACAAGCTGATGATCCACATCATATCATCGGCCATGGTATGGGAGGCATGGGAACGAAAGCTCATGACTTATTCACTATTCCATTATGTCGTCAACATCATGATGAATTGCATCATGATCCGAAATTGTGGGAAGCCACTTATGGCAATCAAATCGAATTGTTATTTTCTTTTTTAAACCGTTCATTAGGAATGGGGGCATTGGTTTAACGTGTATACGGCACGGGGAGTATTAGTATGAGAGATATGCAGGAAGTTTTATCACGTTGGGGTGCGTGGTCAGCTAATGAGGGAAATAGTATCGATTACTCATCAATTGCCGCAGGTTTTAAAGGATTAATTCCAAGTTCAAGACGAAGCCGAGAGCAATGTTCTGATGATGATGGCTTAAAAATAAATAAAGCGGTATTACATTTAAAGGTAAATAATAGTTACTTGTTTCAGTTGGTTATTATGTACTATGTGAAGAATTATCCTTTACGCTCAATGGCTTCAAAACTTGGCATTTCTCATAATGAAGTGGCTAAGCGATTGCAGACAGCAGAAGGATTTATTGAGGGGTGTCTATCGGTTGATAACGTAAAATTAGATATGGATAAAATAATTAGAAAACACAGCATTTATAGTCTTGTGTAATTACAAAACACAATATATTGTGTTAATAATGATTTTGATGTTACATGATTTATCTATTAAAAACCTCGTGAGTATAGCGGGGTTGTGTTTTTTATAGGTCTACTTAAGCTGACTTACCGCTAAAAAATAAAGTTTGCTATCTGCATTTTTCTATGGCTTAATAGCGTCACTGGTTTGGAAGTACAGACCTATTTATGTTAGTCAGTTTAAAGTTGTTCCCGTTTAGCGTTATCCTCGATACCTCTTCATTGTGAATTCCTTCTAATTAATTCCCATAAGTAAAAATACAAAACAAACCGCCTATGCCTTATGGCAAATTAAATAAATTAAAGGAAATTCTATGTCTAATACAATGACTGGTACAGTAAAATGGTTTAACGATGATAAAGGTTTTGGTTTCATCACTCCTAAAGATGGAAGTAAAGATGTATTTGTACATTACTCTGCAATTCAGAGTGATGACTTCAAATCTCTGATGGAAGGCCAAGAAGTTTCATTTACCATGGAAAATGGTATGAAAGGCCCAGCAGCAGGCAACGTGGTGGCTCTCTAA